ATGGCCGCCGCTTTAGCCACGAGGAAGATGAATGGTAAGGGCTCAAAAGGACGCAGATGTTCTCGGCACTCTTGAGGGGGCCTTCCTATCCTCTTTTAAAAGAGAGAGTATGGGGGCCAGGGATGCGCGTCCAGAGTATAACGATTTTGTTTTGTATTATGAGAGCGTCCTTGAGTGGCCCATGCCAGACCATATAAAGAGGATAGCTCATGAAATCTCAGATGAGAATATAGAAGAGCTACAAATTCTTATCCCTCCAGGGCACTCTAAAACAACTACCATATGCGTTCTCATGGCGTGGCTACTTGGTAGAAATCCCAACCTCAGAATTATGGTTGCGACCCATACGCTTAACTATTCTCAAAGACTAATTGAGATGGCCTGCACCCTTCTCGACCATCCTCTTTCTAGGCACATATTTGGTGATCTCATACCGCAAGCCAAGGATGCGGTGAAGTGGACCTCTACTGAAAGATATATTAAGCGAAGCGACTACCGACTTAAAGACCCGTCTCTTAGTGCGGTTGCTGTTGGTTCGTCTACCATTGGTGGTCGATGCGACCTGATTATTGCTGATGACCTAGTAACACAATCCAACTCTATGACTGATACAATGAGGGGACATATTTGGAATTGGTGGACTAACTCACTGATGACTCGGTTCGACAAGGGCGGCCGTATCATCATGGCTGGTACACGCTTCTACAAGAGTGATCTATACGGAGTGCTAAAGGAGAAGGGGTTCAAGACTATATCCCTTCCCTCTACTATTGAGCATCCTATCTGGCCTCAGCAGAAAGACGCGGCTGACCTAGAAAAGATTAAGTCCACTGACTATTTTGCTTATATGGCTCAGTATTGCCTTGACCCGATTGACTATGGCGGCGACTATTTGAAAGAAGAGTGGTTAAGCTACTATATAGCAGAGCCGCCAAACATGAGATACTATATTGGTATAGACCCGTGTGCTAAAGACAAGAAGGGTACCGACCCAATGTCTATGGTCGTTATAGGAACGGATATAAATAAAACAATACACGTTGTTGATGTTATAGAAAGGCAAGCGACAAAGCGTGCCCAAATCGAAATCATCAAAACGGCCATCCAGAGATATAACCCCGTGCTATGTGGAATTGAGGCAAACGCGGCTCAAAGGTATATACTCGAAGACCTTGTGGAAGAGGGAGTACCCCAATCACGTTTGTTCGAGATACAAACACAGTTGCCGAAAGGAATAAGGTTTTCGGAGATGTCTAACCTATTCCGTTCTCACAAAGCCCTTCTCCCAGGGGTGATAGAGAATGGGTTCTTGGGGCCACATCCAAAAGCTTATCCCTTGGTAGACCAGTGGAAAAGGTACCCATCTCCAGATGACCATATCCTTGACGCCCTTGAAATAGCAATACAGTCAGCCTTAAAGATTATAGTCTCTCCTGGTATGGCTATATCAGTAGCTACTCCAATAGGAAGAGCGATGGAAAGTGGCGGGAAAGAAATTCGTGGAAGAGGGTATCAGCAGAAGGGGAAATATGAGGGGTATAATCCAATTTTTCACTAGAAGTCAGGAGTTCGTAGATGCTGTTGCGAGAGAAACCGAGAGGACCCTTCTTTCTTGGGGAAGGAGAGAAACAAGGTTTACTCAGCATGTAAGCAAAATTATCCACTGTATGATAGACAAGGAGTATGAGATATTTGACCTTAACTCCCCGTCCCTTGTCTATGGAACCTTTGACCTTAGCGAAATGCGTGGTGGCGACAGAGTTGAGATTAAGATGTTCGCCACTGTGGCTGGTAGGCCAGAGAAGCTTGTTGACCATTGGGTTTTGGATAACTACCAGTCTGTACCAATCTTCCTTATCCAAGGGATAGTCTTGCCAACTGGGAGTAGGCTTGTACTCAAGCTGTCTCGTGGCGAAGAGATAACTATTGGTTGTGAGATATTTGCTCTTGAGTAGGAGGCAATATGCCGATTTTGGGAACAGCCAATAGACGTGGGGCTGATAAGTCTGTTGGTGCTGAAAAGTCAGTATTTGAAACCATATCCGACACCAGGATTGACGACTCTGAAAATATTATTTGGCGAAATATAGGGTCTCAACTTCGTGATATAGACCTTTCTCCACAAAAAAGAGAGAACGCTATTGAGGCAATGGAGGCTCAGTTCTTCTCCTCCCTTCTTGCCAAAAGAATGCTTACATGGTGGGTAGACTTCATTGTTGGTAGGGGATTCTATTTGTCGTCCAGCGACCCAGATGCGAATGAAGTGCTAAAGGGTTTCTGGAACTCACCAGTAAACGATATGCAGATAAACTCGCGGGCTTATGTAAAAGAGCTTTGCTTTTACGGAGAGCTTGCTTTGCCCGTGAAAGTGAACCCTGTTACTGGCTTTTGCGGCATATCAATCATCCCCTCGTCTCAGATTAGTAACCTGATTGAAAAGCCTGGCTTCCCAGGAGAGGTTACCAAGTTGGTTACTAAGGCTGATGAGGTTTTTGATATAGTTCAGTGGGATAGCTCCAAGGGAGAGTACGAAGGGAATTGTTTTGTTCATAGGGTTAACCGCCTTGCCGGTCACATTCGCGGCTACCCCGACCTTATTCCTCTTTTGGACTGGACTCATATTTTTGAGTCTTTCGGTTACAACAAACTAGAGAGAGACGCCACTCAATATGGAGTTTGGTGGGACGTTACTCTTGACGGCAAAACCGAGGAAGAGATAGAGGCATATGTTCTAAAGCAGGGAGGAGCGTCACCCAAGGCTGGCTCTGCTATTTACCATAACGAGAGGGTTAACTGGACGATGATGCAGCAGAAACCTTTCTATGCTGCGTCTCGTGACGCCGAGTTCTTCCTTAACCTTATTATGGGTAGTAGCGGCCTTATCAACCTTGGCGGAGAGAATAATGGTTCTAGTGAGTTGCTCGATCCAGCTATTAATTCTATGAACTCCCGCCAGATGGACACACATTCTTTCTTTTCTAATATAGGGAAGTTTGTTATTCAAGAGGCCATAAAGAGCGGGCGGTTAGAAGATAAAGAGTATAGTATTAATGTTGTCTCGCAAAGGATTGGCGTTAGGGATATTCAAAGGTCGTCTGGCGCGCTGCTAAGAATAACAAACTCCCTAAAGGAAGCGGCTGAGAAAGGATGGATAGAGGACAAGTTTGCTAGTGATGTTTTTGTTGGCCTGCTGTATAGACTTGACCTAACTGATGCGCCGAACGATCTTGTGAAAACAAGTGGTGAGAATGTTGTGTAGGGAGGAGATAATGGAAGAACAGGAAGTTCTAGAGATGACAAAGCCGTTTCCAACGGCTGGGTCTAAAACCAGAATCTCAAAGTTTTTGATGGCGAATATGACTGAGCATAAAGTTTATGTGGAACCCTTTGCTGGCTCTGCAAGCTTATTCTTTGTGAAGGATGAGTCGGAAAAAGAGGTGCTGAACGATCTAAACCTTGGGGTTGTTTCTACTTACAAGGAACTTAAAAGCAACGCTGAGGGGTTGGTGCAGTATCTCAAGGGGAAAAAGTGGAGTGTTTCGAAAGTCAGGTTTAAGTCAATACTTGAGTGGAAGCCGCTACGCAGGCGCGATCAAGCATATAGACACCTATATCTAGCATGGAACTCTTTTAGCGGGGTTGGTCTTAGACCTAGGCTAACTGATGCGGTTAAGTTTGACTCTAGAGCTAGGACACTAATTAGGAGCGGAGAGAGGCTAAAGAATACTGTTATAACCCGTGAGGATGGCCTTGCTTGTATTAAAAAGTGGGATTCGGAGAACACCTTTTTCTACATAGACCCACCTTATCCTGAAGCCGGAATAAAGCTGTATGCTCATGATAAATTTGCCTATGATATTAACGAGTTCGCCACCGCCCTTGGCAAACTAAAGGGCAAATTTATCCTCTCTCTAAACGATCTTCCCGAAAACATAAAGGCGTTTAAGGGATTCCATGTATATCGTATCTCTACTGGATATGGCGAGACTGGCCTGACCGCTGGGAACTCTAAGGAGTACAAAGAGATTCTCGTATCAAACTACCCCCTTCCTAACCTAAAGTCACAAAGAGGATCGGCTATTAAATCCGTTTCGTCTATTAATACTGGCGAGAGTTATGTATCTGAAAATATTTCTCCTTCTGACGTATCTTCCCTTAGAGAAAAGATGGCGGGGCTAGAGCATGATCGCTGGTCTCGCTGGATGAATTATCTGTTTTCCCAAGGAGAAGATAAGGAAGATGGTTCGTTTGTTATCCCGCCTGACAAAGTTGAAAGATGGAAGAGGCAAGCCAAAACGGACTATGGCAACCTTGAGGAAGGAGAGAAAGATTCTGATAGAAAAGAAGTTGACAAGACCCTATCTCTTCTCGAAGACGAGGGCGTTTCCCTCCATGTCGTTTCTTATCACAAAAATGGTAATGATGAGGAGGATGAAACAGAAGAGTAACGTTTTAAACTGTTGTTCGCTCTTTTCCTCAATACTACAGTAAGAACAGTTTGCCTGGACGGTGCGCAGCTAGTATACATTCAAACCCTTCTTTAGTGGTGATACCAATATTCTATTTACCACGTTTACCGTATTGACTATCGCAAAAAGAAAGTTTATAATGGATTTAGGTTATCAACTAGGGAATTGGTAATGAGAGGGTTCTTAGATGCCATGGACAGTTGATGACGTTGACAAACACAATGCTGGCCTTTCTGACGAGCAGAAGAAGCAGTGGGTGGATGTCGCTAACAAGGTTTTGCAAGAGTGTCTAGAAGATGGGAGCACGCAAGACTATTGTGACGTTAAGGCCATCAAGATTGCCAACCTTTCCGTTAATGGGTCTGAGTCAGAAAGAGAAACGAAAACTATAGATGGTGTAGAGTTTCCAAGGGGAGATTTTGCGTATACTCCCGACGGGCCGTCAACATGGAAACTCCCGTTGACATCTAAGCCTAATGGCCCTCCTGACCCGCATATGGTAAGCGCTGCTGTTGCCGCACTTGGAAAGGGCTTCAGGGGGCAGAAGGTACAAATACCCGACGCTGATCTTCCGGGAGTAAAGAGTAAGGTACGCTCAGCCTGGAGAAAGGCGTTTCCAGATAAGGGTGACGAGGAGATGCCTGATGCAATTAAGGATAAGTCAGGGAGGAGTTCGATGACAGAAGGCAAAGAGAGTCGTCTTTTTGAGATTGGGAAGATTTGCGAAGCGGTTGAGGAAACTGAAGGGCTAACCTGGAAGGCCGCCTTTATCCAGGCTGGAAGGAGTCTTAACGGGAGAAATTACTCGCCAGAGGTTCTTGAGAAGTCAGTCCCACTATTTGATAAAGCGGCCGTGTATATCGACCACCCATCCCGTAGCGAAGAGAAGGATAGGCCAGAAAGGTCTGTTAAAGACATAGCTGGATGGATTACTAATCCTAAGTGGGACGCAAGTTATGGTGAAGGCGGCGGGATTGTAGGAAGCCTGAATCTTCTAAATTCCAGTCCTGCCTCCGCGCAAATCAGGGAGGCTTACGAAAGGGGCAACCCTGATCTTGTGCAGCTTTCTATTTACGGTCGGATAAGAGCCGTGCCGGTCAGAGAAAATGGTGGTGGTTATTGGGACGTTAAGGAGATCAACAAAATCAGAAGCGTTGATCTTGTTACTCAGGCTGCTGCCGGTGGCAGAATTATGGATGTAATGCATAGTATTCGCGAGGAGGATGATATGGATATGATAAAGGAAATGTCTTTGGATGAGATTCTTGCTCTTCGGCCAGACCTAGTGGACGAGTTTAAGAACAAGATGCCCAATGCTAGTGAAGATCAAGATACGGTAGAGGGCGTTGTCCAGAAGGCGGTTGTTTCTGCGATCAACGCTATCTTGGCTAAGGCTGGTAAAGTAGAGGGTGTATCAGACGAGGCCAAGAAGGTTATCGGTAGTGTTAGACTTGCCCTTGGTCGCGGAGACACTGGCATTGCTGTTCGTGAGCTTGCCAAGCTGTCTAAGGAAAAGAGTTTGCCAGAGGATGTTCGAAACGAAATCAAGAAGTTGTCTGGCGACCTTGAGTCCGATGACCCCGCTAACGAAAAGAAGGTTGATAACAAGGATGAGAAGAAAGACGGTGAGGATGACGTGAAGAAGGAAGCCGATACTACTAGCGCGGTGGAGGGCGTGCGCAACGAGCTTGAGTCTCTGCGTAACGAGATCAAGGTTGCCGAGTGCACTAGGGAAGCCCAGAAGAAAATTGATGCGACCAGCCTTCCGGTTGCTATGAAGAATAAACTGGTG